GGTACCTTTGGAGTAGAGTCTACGATGAATAAGATCAAAGAGGTTACTCAGTCCATTGGTAATGTTAATGTGACCTTCAAGGCTTTGCCTGAGGATAAGAAGAAGAACTACTACAAGCTATATGGCGAGGTAGTAAAGCGAGATAAGACAGTTAAGTCTTTTATCCAAGACAATAAGAAAGGAACTTATATTGTACTGGTCGCTAAGCACGCCTTCACTATCAAGGATGGAGTCCTGATTGATAATCAAGGAGAGGAGTTCCGCCCCACTCGTAAGGTACAAGATGCCTTCAAAGTAGAAGCCTCAGTACAGACAGGACAGCTATCATTGTTCTAATATACTCAGACATAGATATCATAGAGAGGGCTATATAAGCCCTTTCCTTGTATATAAGAGTACCGGCCTCTGGACAGCAAGGTGACGTCAAGGTTACAGCAAGGTGACAGAAAGTTGCCAGTAGATTTCACTAGACGGTTTGCTGGACGGTTATCTAGGCCAGACCTATTCGTATATTTCTGCTCAGATTTTGGTTATAGTAATATATATTTATATATGTAAAGAGAAGGTACTACGCTCTCTAACGATTAATAATTAATTTTTTCTTTATAACCTCGTTCTACCCTAGAGATTTCTTTCTCTAATTGTCTTAATTGCTGTCCAATATTATAGTCTAGCTTATCTGCTCTACTATCTATATAGCCGCGTAAACTATCTACCTCACTCATAACGTTATTATTTAGAGCATCGGTGTAGTTAGTAGTCTCGGATTGTAATTTTTCTCGAGCTTCTACGTGTTTTTCTAACTGTCTATAGAGATCTTCAGAGTTTCTCTCCATATACATTGTTAGATTTTTAATTTCCTCTCTCAGGACTTTGATTGTCATGTGATTCACAGACGTGCCCACGATCATCATAATGACGATAACCGCACACACACCTAAAATAAATGATGTAATTTCCATAGTAATGTTTTTTAAAGTGTCAAAGAACTTTGTAGTACCAAATCCTTACTCTTTTTAAGATACGAACTTTTGGTGTAGTAGGCAAGAAACTCGGGGAAATTTTTCGGAAAAACTTTTTGCTATATAAAACAGTATATAGAGATATATTTATATATGTAAAGTTGTTACTATTTATAAACATGAAACGCTTAGATCCTTCTTTTTTTGATATGTTCGACTATTCGGACGAAAGAGACCTTGAGAGAGCAGGAGCTATCGAGGCGTTGAGTGATTATTTAGAGCATCCTTACATTTTATTCGGTTCAGTTATTAGAGGTGTGGAGAACTACTATATCATAAGAGAGATGATGAGTAGAAGACATGGGGAGCAATTTGCAGCAATTGAGGAGAGCTTACAGCAGAAGTACTTTAATAGGTTATACATTATGCTAGAAAGATTCGATGAGAGCAATTGCGATCATGTCTTAGAAGCACAGCGTTTTGAGAGGCATGAGAGTGGTTGGGCATTGTTAGAGCTTAGACAGTATTTTGAAGCAGTAGAGGATTATGAGAAGTGTGCTAAAATTCAGTCTATACTCACTACACTTTTATTACACGAGGAGTTGCCTATATGAAAATAAGTTCATATATTTAAGTATAATAAAAAGATAAACGGTTATGATTAATGGAATTATTACTTACTTGATTATCGGAGTTGTATTTAACTTCGTATTCGATTTACTTGTTAACGTTTCGGGTGATGAAAATCACCGCTTTACAATGTTTGAACGTTTTACTATGACTCTTATATGGCCTATAGGTGTTATTATGTTTGCTGTTCACTTCTTTAAGCAATTCTTTTCTAATAAGTAAGTTATGCGACGTAGTAGAATCTCTCTGGAGAAAGCTATGAAGTTAGAATCTGAGTCTCTTTTGACTCTATACTTCCCCAGTACCTCCCATAATGACCTCCCCGATATCCCTTATATTGGTAAGTATACTCAGAACTTCATTGACGCTGCAGGTAAATACCGTAAGGTTGATATTGGTAAGCTTCTTACCTACATTGATCCCGAATACCAGATTGAGGTTCCGGTCTTAAGTGATCTCGAAGGAGGCTTCTTTGAATGGGCTTACCTCTACGGTAAGTCTAAGAAGACTCAAGAGATCCATGATCAAGCTCTAGAGAAAGGACAGTACGTTTACGTACTCGTTAACCCTACTTACGATTTTGTAAAGATCGGTAAGGCTGTTAATCCTCAATCAAGGGTTAAGCAGATTAACGGAGCAGGAACGGTTTCCGAATGGAAACTCTATTGGGCATTGCCGGTCACCGATGATTATCGTGTAGAATATTTAGTGCATCAACACTTTGCTGATAAGCGATTAGGTTCCGATCAAGGGTCGGACCGAGAGTTCTTTCAAGTTACGAAAGAGGAAGCAATCGAGGCAATCTTGTTTATTGCCGAAGATTATTATAATGGAGATCCTACGTTCTACTAAAATCTGCGTGGCGACTTCGTGCGCGTGCGCGGCGCGGGTTAAATCTTTTTATAAACTTTTTTATAAAGCAGTTTGAGCCTATTGATATAGTTCGTATATTACCAATGAAGGAGGGAGAAAAAAAGGAGAGAAAAAAGTAATATATTATATATAATAATTAATATATTATTTATATTATATAAAGAATAATAATTAGTAACGTTTATGAGAAACAAGAATATTTTCCAAGAAAAAATTACTCGTCTAGAATCTACATTAAATACTATTGGACGAGCAGTGGCTTTGAATGATCGAGAGCAAGCTTACGAGCGTATCGAAAAGAGCAAGGCTATCCTTTCGGATATGCAATCTATGTTGAATCGAGAAGAAGAATACTACAAATAATATGCTTACTGCCGAACAAATCCTCGAGAACTACGAGCATCACTTACAAATCATCGATAACTACATCGGTGATAGAAAAGATGCTGTTAAATCTATGATTGAATCCTTAGGAGAAAACTATGTTATGTCTCCTGCTAGTGGAAAATCATGGTACCATAATGCTTTTGCCGGTGGATATGTTGATCATGTTAACCGAGTAGTAGAAACTTCTGTAAAAATGATGAAGTTCTGGGCGTCAATGGGTGGTTCTATTGATTTTACCCAAGAAGAACTCATTTTTGCCGCTCTTTTCCATGACCTTGGTAAGATTGGTGACGAAAATCATCCTGGATACCTTGAGCAAATGGATAACTGGCGTAGAGATAAGCTAAATGAGATGTATACTCCTAATCCTGAGCTCGATTTTATGATGATTCCCGATCGGTCCCTATTTTTACTTCAGAGATTCGGCATTCAGGTAAGTCAGAAAGAGTATTTAGGTATCAAACTACATGACGGCATCTTTGATGACGGTAACAAACCGTACTTCTTTAGCCACAACCCAGATTCTCGTATGAGAACCAACATCGTTAACATTTTACACATGTCAGACTACATGGCTTCCAAGGTAGAGTACGACATGTGGAAAGGTAATGGAGGTAAAACACAGCCGAGCACTCAAAAAACTAAATCTTCTAACGGTAAGACAGTAAAATCGTCGGAAGGCTTGACAAATTTCGTTAAAAATTTATAAAATGTTGGTAGTCTCAATAATTTTCGCTATCTTATCCATTATCCTCGGGTATTTTACTTGGAATCTTATGAAAAAAGTAGAACGGTACGAGGATATTGCACAATATCAACAAAACTATATCGATAATATCTCAACCATCATTGGTGAATCAGAAAAAAGGTTACAGGAAGTGGATCAAAAAGGAACCTTCGAATCAGACGACGAAGTAGGTTTCTTTTTTAACACAATAAAAGAGATTCAGAGAATACTCGGTGAGTTCAACCTAAAGTAACCTATGGGTAGAAAGAAGAGTAAAGCAAATTACTTCACACAAGATACAGAAGATGCAATAGTAGAGTATAATAATTCAACAGATATGGTCTTTAGAGATCGAATCTTTACGGAAAGAATTTATTTTCCATTCTATAAATTAGTTGAAAATATTATACACACTTTTAAATTCTACTATACCGATGTAGACGATCTCGAGGATTTAAAACTTGAGGTCGTTTCCTTGTTAGTAGAAGAAAAAATGCATATGTTCGATCCTACTAGAGGAGCAAAAGCATATTCATATTTTGGAACTATTGTTAAGCGTCATCTTATTAACTACAATAATAAAAACTATAAAAGATTAAAACAGTTAACTACTGTTGATGCATATGAAGGTTCTTATGATTTAGATACACCAGAAGTACGTCCTTATGCTATGAGCCTTAAAGAAGTATTTAACATCTATATTGAACGTACTTACAAAAAACTTGATCATCTATTTCCAAAAGAGCAAGACCGCCAGATTGCAGACGCTGTATTAACACTATTTGAAAAACGTTACGATCTAGAGATATTTAAGAAAAAAGCTCTGTATATCTATATCCGAGAAATGACCGGTACAGAAACTCCATATCTTACTAAGGTTATAAACATTCTTAAAGACGAATTTTACGATCTGTATAACGATTTATACGAAAAAGGGTTTATTGACCTAAATAAGTACTGATTCTATTTATAAAAGAAAAGGTATGGGTCTCGATAAAAAACTTTTTAAGGACAAGACTTTTGCCGATGTACTAGAGGAGATCTACGGTAATTCTAAAAAGAAGGAAAAGCAGATTAACACTCTCATCGGTGAACTTAAACCTCTTATTGAAAACATAGGAGACGCAACTCTTGTTGTTCCTATGATTGCTAACTATCTTGAAATTGGTGTTAAGAATGATAAGCACCTTATCGACATGCTTGCTGTTGTACAGCGCATGGAGAATGCATCTAAGAGTGGTGACGCTGCTGGCTTTGAATTAGGAGCAGAAGAACTAGCTCAAATCTTAGAGCAAATGGAAGAAGAAGTACAGGAACCTAAAAGAGGGGAGTAATGGGATACAACTACAACCTTCAGAGCATTTCTCGCTCTGGGCAGAAATTATCAAATTCAGAAATACTAGTTCCTGCTAGAGTTGTAGATGTAATACTAGACAGTACTCACCCAGAGTTTGAAAAATACGGTAGGTGGGGAAGTATAGGTCTTATAAAATATAGGGTGTTAACCAAACAACAGAACACTCAACAAACCACTACTCTACCTATTGCATACCCGCTTCAAGCTCATATAAAACATTTACCGTTAAAGAACGAGATAGTTTTAATTGCATCATTTCCTTCAGAAAATTTAGGTGAATCTGCTACTAATGATAAAAACTATTATATAGATATAGTTAACCTTTGGAATCACCCTCACCATAACGCACATCCGGGTAAGAGTGAGAACCCTGACCTTGGAGATGATTTTGAAGAATTAGCAGATGTTAACCCAATGCGCCCCTTTGAAGGAGATATTATAGTAGAAGGAAGACAAGGACAATCCTTAAGATTCTCTACCTCAGTTAAAGGTAAGACCCCTTGGGAAGGAGTTAAAAAAGGTGCTCCTATTATAGTACTAAGTAACGGGCAAATACCAACTGATAATGGATTTGAGTATATAACAGAGGATATAAACTCTGACTTTAGCTCAATCTACCTAACCGCAGACCAGAAGCTTAACTTAAATCCTTCCCAAACTTTTTCAATCTTTAAACCCACTAAATCATCCGAGTACAACTTAAATCAAGTTGCGCTTACAAGCGGTCGAATAGTACTTAACTCGAAGGATGAACATATACTCCTGACTTCTAAACTAGATACGGGTATTAAAGGAGCTAATATATATTTTGAAAGCACACAAAATACCGTACTAGAAGGTACCCGAATCAATCTTGGAACTGGAGCAAGCGAACCTGCTATTCTTGGACAGACCATGCTATCCCGCTTAGCATCAGTCATTACACAACTCAACGCTCTAGCAATCGGACTTAGTAGCATCGGTATACCACAGGTTACAGCACCAGCAAGTGAAGTAATCAGAACCGCAACAGAATTCCTCACAGCTGTTCCTACAATGAAGTCTACTAAAGTTTACATTAAGCGATGAGTAAATTTAGTCTAAAGGTACCGGATAGTCGTAACGTACTTGAAAAATTAAGTGATCGTCTACTGCAAAAAACAGTAGAGGTGAAGAGTAGAGTATGTAAAGAGAGTGCAAAGATCCTTAATTCACTTGGACAAGATATAACCCCCTGTGACTTATATACCGATGAACTTTACGATATACTGCAATCAGGAGATCAAACCAGAGCAGTAAGTTATATTTTATCAAGCAATACAGGTAATATAACTCAACCGGATATTTCTGAAGCTACTATAAGACGTACTCTAACAGTTATTGAAAACATCAGTAGAAGCATTAACTCTCTTTCAATAACACTGAATAGCCTTACAAGGATCGTTAATAAATCTACTGTAACAATTAATATAACTTCTGAAATACTACAAGGAATTAAGATTGCAACCATTGCAGCAGACACTACCCTTGCAGCAACCGCTGCTACTCCGACCGGTATTGCTGCTACTTTTGCAAGATTTATACAAAAGCTAGATAAACTTACAGATAAGTTTAGAGCAGATATAAACGGACCTAGCAGTAGATTTGGGGAAAAAGGACTTAAAGCAGTCATTAATAGGTCTGCCGCTGTTTTAGCGTATGTAAATATTCAAGTACTAGCTTTGCAAGTTATATTAAAGGTGGTGATAAGTGTGTTAGAAAGTAAACTAACTGACGACTCTGTTAAAAAATTAACATCTAATATCAAATTAGAATCCCTCGAACAGATATCCCCAGAGCTCGCTACCACAACTAAACAAAACTATCAGAATCTAGAACAGACATACAAAGGGTACACAATTCAAGTAAAGCAAGAACCAAGTACAATACCTGGCGCTGTAAAGAGTTTTGCAATTGCATTTGATCAGAACGGGAATGTTGTCTACCGCGGTACAGCTTCTTTTAGTCCTAATATCAATATATTAGTAGAAGAAGTTAAGTTTGCCTTAGACAGACTAATTGGTTAAATCTATTTATTATTATGAAAGCATCTCAATTTAAAGAATTAATTAAAGAAGCGGTAAGAGAAGTTCTAAGAGAAGAGCTTACATCTACCACCCCACCCCCACCGGTGCAGGAGCAGGTTAAGTATAAACCTACCGGGAATGCTATGCTCGATATATTAAACGAAACCAGAGCTAATATGTCGACTAGTGAATATAGAAATATTACAGGTGGCACCTTAGGATCTTCGCTAGCTCAGAGCTACAATAGAAGTGTATTTATGCCCAACCAGAACCTTACACCTGCTTCAAACGATCCTAACGTTGTAGCTAGATCAGTTGCATCTGCTCCTAAAATTGGAATCGATATATCCCAACTGGGATTTGTAAATAAAGCAGCTGCTATCGTAAGTACTGCAACAAAAAAAGATAAAGAGAGACTTGGAGGGTAATGGCATACAAGGTACAAAAAATAGATCCTTTAGACCTACAGCCAAGAAAGGCAATCGGGGTAAGTCTACCGTTCTCAGCAAGAGCGGTGTTTCACTCTACCTACCAGTCAAAAGATGCTATAAGAAGTAACTTAATTAACTACTTCCTTACAGGTAAAAATGAACGAGTATTAAATTTAAATTTTGGCGCTAGCTTAAGGAACCTATTATTTGAAAACATTACGCAAGATAGAATAGATGAAATTCGCGAACTATCCTTACAGGGACTAGAGGTGTATTTCCCTAGAGTTGTAGTAAAAGAACTAACAATAAATTCGCTACCGGATAGTAACTTGGTTAACTTCCTACTAAAGTACTCGGTTTCAGAAACTAACATCTCAGATGAGATTGTAATTAACTTCGAAGTATAATGGCTGAAGAAAGAGACATAAAATACGTAAATAGGTCTTTCAGTGACTTACGTCAAGAACTTATTGACTACGCTAAAAACTATTTCCCTGACACCTATAACGACTTCTCCCCTACATCACCAGGTATGATGTTTATGGAGATGGCTGCTTACGTAGGAGATGTAATATCTTTCTACCAGGATATACAGGTACAGGAAACACTACTTCAGTACGCTCAAGAGCCGGCCAACTTATACTCTATGGCCTATATGATGGGATACCGTCCAAAAGTTACTACTGCTGCAACTGTTGATATAGATGTATATCAGAGAGTAAATGCTATAGCAAACGTACCGAACTGGGATCAAGCACTAACCATCTCTGAAAATGTTGAACTCGAATCTGCAACAGATAACCCTGCTAGCTTTTTTATAGATAAGAAAGTCAATTTTGCATTTTCAAGCTCTTACGATCCAACAGAAGTTACAATCTACTCTTCAACAGGAAATACTGTTAATGAATTCCTTCTAAAGAAAAAAGTAAAAGCTTTTTCAGCTGAAGTAAAGACAAAAACCTACACAATAACATCACCAGAGCGATTTAAGACAATAACGCTAGAAGATGTTAACATTATCGGGATACTGGAAGTACAAGACTCGAGCACTAACTACTGGTATGAAGTACCTTATTTAGCTCAAGATACAATCTTTAAAGAAGAAGCTAACACTAATTCAGATAAAGGACAAGTTCCTTATCTACTAACCTTACAAAAAGTTCCTCGTAGGTTCGTAACAAGATTTAATTCTGCAGGTAAATTACAGATACAGTTCGGATCAGGTACAAACTCTCAAGATGACTCTGTAATTACCCCAGATCCTACCAATGTAGGGTTAGGCGCTAACACCGGAGTAAGTAAGATAGACGTAGCTTATGATCCATCAAACTTCATGTTTACAGGCACATACGGACTTGCTCCTTCTAATACGGTACTAACTATAACGTACTTAGTTGGCGGAGGCGTTGAAGCGAATGTACCTGCTAACACAGTTACCAATGTAACAACACCCGGTACAGTAACAGGTATAGATACAAGCAGATCCGACACAGTTGCGTACACCAATCCTCAAGCAGCAACAGGAGGTAAAGATGGAGATAGTGTTGAAGAAATTCGCCAAAATAGCTTGCGTTCTTTTAACGAACAGTTAAGAGCTGTAACAAAAGAAGATTACAGTGTACGAGCACTCTCAATGCCGCCCCGCTTTGGTTCGATTGCTAAAGTACTTGTACTTCAAGATCAATTGTCAAGCACAGCAAGTACTACTGACGCAATTATAGACAGTAATCCTCTTTCTTTATCAATGTATGTATTAGCATATGACGGTAATCGTAACCTAATTAACGCAAGTACAAACCTACGTCAAAACTTAAAACAGTACCTATCTCAGTATAAGATGATTACTGACGCAGTAAATATTAAAGATGCGTTCGTAATCAATATAGGAGTAGAGTACCAAGTTATTATTAGACCTGATTTCGCAGCTAGAGAAGTACTCCTTAGATGTACCCAAGCTTTACAGAGTCACTTTGACGTAAGAAAGTGGAATATAAACCAACCAATTAACTTAGCTTCCATCTACACTCTACTTGACAAAGTAAAAGGTGTGCAGACTGTACAAGAAGTGAAAATTAAAAACAAAACAAACGGTAATTACTCTCAGTACTCTTACGACATTGAAGGCGCAACAAGAAATAACATAGTTTACCCTTCATACGACCCTTGTATTTTTGAAGTTAAATTCCCTGATGTAGATATTGTAGGACGAGTAACAACATTATAAGATGGCGGTATATAAGATTTTTCCTGAGAAAACTGCAACAATGTACTCACAGTATCCGGATATGAATACCGGACGTGATGAGATACTAGAAGTATCTTCGTACTATATCGGAGATTCATCGTATGTAAACAGAAGTTTAATACAGTTTGATCTCACAGAAATAAACCAGGTATTAGATAACTACGTAGCTACAGATACAGGAGCAGCTACAAATTTTAGTGCTTCTCTAAAACTATTTCTAGCTAGTGCAAACGAAGTTCCTACAAGTTATACTTTAGAAGCTCATCCTGTCTATATACCAAACGAAGAGTTTCCTTCATGGGTAGCAGGCAACGGCAAATTTGGCGACCTACCTAGAAACTCAAGCGGGGTATCCTGGATATACACGCAATCATCTGGATCAGATGACGGTTGGGTATGGTACGAACCAGGAGCTAATCAAACTGATAACTACTACTCAAGTAGTGAAGCCGGAGGCGGTCAATGGTGGGTTGCAACAGGAGACTATACATTTAATATGTCCCAATCTCATACTGTTACCTCTACACACGATATAGATATTAACGTAACAGACGGAGTTCTCGCCCAATACGACAGTACAATTTCAAACGCTGGATTTCTTCTAAAACTTTCTAGCAGTTTAGAATTCAATGCTTACTCCAACCAAAGACAGTTATACCTAAGATACTACTCAGGACAAACCCACACCGTCTACCCACCCTGCCTAGAGATTAAATGGGACGACTCAGAATATCAAACTAACCTAAATCTCATCACAGACTCTAACGCTACGATTAAGATTAAAAACAATAGAGGAGAGTATACAGATGAAGGTAAACAAAGGTTTGAACTTGCTGTTAGACCTAAATATCCTGTTCGAACTTTCTCAACATCTTCAAACTACCTAACAAACTACAGATTACCTGCTAATACATACTGGGGGATCCGTGATGAAAATACAGAAGAAATGGTTATTGACTTTGATACGAACTTTACAAAAGTAAGTGCAAGTCCGTCTAGTAGTTACTTTGATGTATACATGGAAGGGTTGGAGCCGGAAAGATATTACCGTATATTATTAAAAACTAATATCAACGGCTCTACTAATATTATTGACGAAAATATCGTATTCAAAGTTGTAAGAAATGGCTAAACAGGAGGTAAAAATACAGAAGACTGTATACCGTGGTAATGCGTTGAATAGAGTAGTTGATACTGCTTTCTCTACGTATGTAACACAATCTCCGTTAGATGAAGCAGATACAGACACGGTAGAAGAACTTTTTAGACTGTACGATATACTAGCGTTACAAATACCTGCAGAAGGTGATACTATGTCACACAGGTACCTGGTAACAAGAAGCTCAGAGTTTCTACAAACAGAAGAGATTAATAATGATATACAGCCTTTATTAGATGAAATTGCAGAATTAAGAGAAGAACTACTAACTGCAAACCAACAAATAGTAGAGTTAAATCAACAGTTGACAAATGGCTGAAATTAAGTACACTGTAATTCCTTCTAACTTAGTTAATGTAGGTTACGAAGATCTATCAACAGAAGACAAGAGTATTGCACAAAGCCTTCTCTTAAATTCTAGCTTTGATGAGACTCTACATAAAGTCGAGTTACACATATATAGCCTCGACGGAGCACTCCTATACTCAGATAGTAATTTTAGAGGAGCTCAACAACTATTAAACTCTGTTAACGGAAGTAACCTGTATTTAGATACTCAACAGGATATAGTCGAAGCAGGATATGAAAACGGTGGAGTCCGAGTAATCTATAACTTCCTTCAAGAGTACAGTAATCAGCAGTTTATAGTAAAAGAGATCTCAGAAGATCGAACCGAACTAAAAGTATTCCCATTTAATACAGGACTAAGTGTTACCGATATAGTTAACACTATCTTAGAAGACTTAGCAAATACTCCATACTTCCCAGAGTTTAGATTAAACCTAGGTAGTAACGATTTGCTGATAGGAATAAATATTGCTGAGTTTAACGGAGAAATAATAGTAAAACTCTACGAACCACTTCCCGCACAATACTCAACAAAACAGCTCTTCTCTTTTGTAAAACGTATAGCAGATAGTGCTGCATTTGAGCTACAATCGGAATTTACACCGGATCCTCCTAGAACCATTGAACTAAAAGGAGCAAACTTCTCAGTAGATGCTGGGGATATCAATCTACAATCTACAGAGTATCTAAGTTACGATAACTTATATAATTACCCTGTTACTAGTAGCTACCATCAAACTCTAACAGCCCTATCTCAAAGCGGAGCAGCAATCAGTATTGACTATACAGATTACGCAGAATATATACACTTCTCCTCTGCTGAAGAACGACTACGAAACTTCAACTATAAAGTTGGACTGCTAGAAGAGTATGCTTTTAGCGCTTCTATCGCTACAAATTACCAGCCACACTACGACAACCTGATTGCAAATATCATAAGTAAGTTTGACGGGTATGAGAAATTTTTATACTTTGAAAGTGGAAGTAAGTCATGGCCAAAAATCAATAGCACAACACCGTACATTAACGATACAGTATTAAACGCAACAGCTTGGTATAACGAGCAAATAGCTAGTGCGTCTCTGTATGATGAATTAAACGAATCAAGACTTACATATACTACCCCAGCTTTTATTAGAGAGGATAGTACAAATGCTCCGTACGAGCTATTCCTTGACATGATCGGACAGCATTTCGATAATTTATGGATTTACGCAAAAGCCGTGACCGATAAGTACGATGCTGACAACAGATTAAATTACGGTGTATCAAAAGACTTAATTGCGGATGTACTTAAGGGTTTTGGCGTTAAGTTGTATTCTTCAAATTTCGGAGTAAGTAGTTTAGCTGCGAATCTTCTAGGGGAATTCTATAATACAGGATCCGAACAGATCAACACATTTGTTACTGCATCTAACGATCCAACCCCAGATAAAGATATACTGCAGGAAACTTATAAGAGAATATACCACAACCTCCCCTACCTTATTAAGACAAAAGGTACTGAAAGAGGTTTAAGAGCATTAATTAATACATTCGGTATACCAAGTGGATCTTTAAGTATTTACACTTTTGGAGGAGTACAAAGACCGGGTAGTACACCGTACTTTGCTTCTGCTTACCCAACCGGAAGTAAAATTAGATTAGAAAACACAGGAAGTATAGTCCCTGGAGGAACACTTTCTCAATACACCTCTATTCAAAAAGACGATCAAAAATTTACTCAAGATCAGCATATAGTTGAAGCAGGATTCTCTCCTACTTACAACATTGATAATTACATCCTAGATAACATCACAGGAAGTTTTAACATAGATCAATATATTGGAGATCCACGGTACCTTTATAGTAAAGCTTATAACAACGATACTAACGGTAACCTCAAAGATTTTGCTGAAACTCTTTTATCAGGCTCAGATGCATACGACGTATTCGACTTCGTAAGGCTAATCAAGTTCTTCGATAACCAGCTGTTTAAGATGGTTAAAGATTTTCTTCCTGCAAGAGACGTGACAACATCGGGTATTATAATTAAACCTCACTTACTAAACAGAAGTAAGGTACAGTCTGCACAAGCTACCTATACCCGCCCAGAATATACCGCATCAATAGATACTCTATTTGTAACAGGATCTGACGGAGGAGTTATTAATGAATATTCAACTGCTCACACTGCAAGTGTGTTAGGATTACTAGGAACTGTAACCGAGATTAGAAACACAGAAGTTGAAAAGATTAACGGCGAACTAGGAGGATCTTTACTGGATATATACGGTAAAAGTTTAAATGAAGCTAACGTACTTAAAATATCTCCAAACGACCCGCTTCTTGTATACACATCATCAGGATCTGGACAAATCAATCCTCCTGCTGGAGAATTCTACTGGCGTAAAGGAGATATGAGAGGTTCTGGAGGGTCATATACAGGAGTACAAGTTAAGTATATCTATATAAACGAAATAGACGAAAACGGAGTTAATATAGAGAATGCTCTAACTAACTTGAAACCCGGGGATAAGATCACATTCACTGTGAGATACGACAATCAAGGACTAGTAGGCGATTAAAACCAACACATGGCAGTAATTACACAAACATATACAGCAACAGTCGAAGATATTTCTGCAGTATCAACAGGAGTATGGCGTATAACTATTGCTAATGCTCAAGCTATTATTACAAATAATATAGAGCATACTATTGTCTACGATTATATTGCGGATACTAATGTAAAATTATCTCCGTATATAAATGTACCGAATGTTGCTTACCACCCCTACAATGCTATATTAAACAATGCTTCGCTAATTGCAAACTCTGCTAACGTCCAAAAAATAGATTATTCTAACGGATCACTAGTCCCGCTAAATATAGATCAGATTAGAAATAATACTGCGGATAAAGCTAACGTTCAGGAGTATGTTTATAACAGCGCCGGATTTGTTAGAGGTCGATATGGAGGCGAGCAGCTAGTTGGAGCAGAAGTAAACAAGTACACAGAAGGAGATACTTCGTACGGTAAAGTACCGGTAGTCGAGCAGACAACTCCATACTTCTGTATCTTTGACTACATTTCAGGATTCTCACCAGAACACAACCAAGCTAATGCTATTCTAATCGCATACATAGTTGACGAAGAAGGAAATCTATTCACACCAGACTCCCCACTAGCTTTAGATATACTAAAACAAAGTTTTCCAAGCAACACAGAGTTTGAAATATCTATACAAGCTGCAAATATTGGCGGCGCTGAAGCAAGCTTATCAGGTACACATACAATACTAAGATCTGGAGTTAGGTTAGAACCTATTGTTTTTTCCTATACTGCCGCAACATACCTAAATCCTGTCTTTAGTACAAGTGCTAAATTAGAATTTGATACCGACCCTACTCTAGCTACTTACGACGTAAGAGCAACCGGAAGTAATCAAATAATTAATAACCTTACCGTAGGTGCTAGTACTCAACTCACTTTCGGTAAAGAGTTAAAAGACGATGCAGGGTATTACGCTACCGCAACTTCTAAGTACTTATTCTCCTACGATACAGAGCAACCTGTTAAATTTACTGCGAACCTTACTATAGAAGGAGATGGATGGCCTAATCCTTATGGAGGAGATCCTGGACAAGCTACAGTAAAAATACAGTTAGCAACAGACGGAGGAAACTTCCTTCCTCAATACACAAGCGTAATTGGAAGTAAAACATTTACTTATCAAAATTTCCTACCTGTTACCGTATCTGCAACTACTGCACTAAGAAACTTTAATAGTGGAGAAGCTGTAAGAGTTATAGTTGAGATAGAAGAACCTACCACAGACCTAACAGTCACGACGGGAATTTTTAACGCTATTAGCGCTGAATCTGGATCGAGCTATATAGATATCAGCTCAGGTCTCTTTACAACCGGAAGTAACCAGACTCCTACAGTGCTTACTGGAAGTCAAGCATTATCGGATAAATACGAAAAGTACTTTGTAGGTATATCAGGTTCCGCTACACAAGGATTTAACGAAGTTAACCTTCCATTTGTAGTCTCTAGAGGAGATGAAATTAAATTCAACAACACTGAAGGTAAAACTTACTTAATCACAGATGTAAAAACTCCTGCAGAAACAACTAATGGACGCTTATACCTTACATTAGATAAACAAATGTCTACAACAGACAATAAAGACTTTTTTGCAATCCGTAGATACGTTGATACTTCTAACATGGTATTAATGAGTGTACCTAGAGTAGGAGGAACTCAAAACACAGGTATTTTATACCCTAAGTATCCATCTGTTAAATTAAAACAAAACTACGAAAAAATTATTTCAGATTTAAAAACAAAAGGGATTATATAATCTTCATATTTATTAGTATAAACCACTGAAACATGGCATATTTAAACAACTCGGTAGTCACAGTTGACGCTATCTTAACAAAGAAGGGTAGAGAACTTCTAGCAAGAGGTGACGGTTCCTTCCGCATCACTCAATTTGCTCTTGCTGACGACGAAATTGATTACACCCTTTACAATACTACACATCCATCTGGATCTTCTTACTACGGTGAGGCAATTGAAAATATGCCGCTACTGGAAGCCTTCCCTGACGAGACCCAGATTATGAAGTATAAGCTTGTGACTCTTCCTAGAGGTACTGCAAGATTACCTATTTTAGATTTAGGTTATTCTGCTATTACTCTTAAGCAAGGTGCTTCTCTAGCAATCACCCCTCAAACTCTTAACTACTTAGGAGCTAATCAAACATTTGAAACCAGCGGTTATACAGCGACAATTGCTGATGCTAGAGTATTATCTACATTCAACGGCGTAGGTGTCAACACAGATGAAGCAGTTAGATTGAACTCAACTACTACGCTAGGATCTAATGTATCTAAGACAGTAATTGGAACTTCTATCAACCTTACTGCAACTGCTACAAATACTTTATTTGGAACCAGCACCCAACTACAGACTACGATCACAGTAATTGGTAGAGACTCTGGAGCTAGGTTAACTATTCCAGTAACTATCACTAAAATAAACTAATAAGATATGTCATTTAAGAGATTTGAAGCTGATGATCTAGTAGTAAGCGCTGAACCAGTATCAGCTCCGGTATGGAGCACTGGCACTCCAATACTTACTTCTTTTATAACATCGTCTACCCAACCTGGAACTACCTCGGGAAATTATTATCTTGACGTATATCAAACTAGCTCAATATTAGACGGTGCTGCAGTTCAATTTGCTATTGCGTACGCAGATGCTGTTGGATCAGGCTCTAACCCATACAATAGTGCTGTACAAGGTAAGAGTTATTCTACTACAATTTACGGACAGTATAGATCGTTAATACTAGGAGATGAAGAATCTAGCTTTACTTTTGGTGGATACACTTCTGAATTCTTTCACGCAATTACTATCGATAGAGACAGATTTAAAGAATCATTACTCCCGGGTAGTTTTAACTTAACACTTACTAACGGATCAGACACTGTACATTTAACAGATAATAGTAATTACTCTACTACATTAACATTTAGCGACGCTGGTAGAATATACCAAGTAGTAAGTGGTTCAAACGGTACACCTTACAGCGGAACAGGGTACACCGCAAACTCCGGATCATACGGTTACTTCCTTCCAGACATTGGAGTAATACTTCTAAACGGCGCAGCTCTCAGCGGCTCAGCAGCAGGCGGCGGTATTAGTTTAAATACTGAAAGAGGTTCTACAACTCCTACTCCAACAAATATGGCAAGCCTATATAATGCTATTGTGGACGGAGGTTCTTTCCAGTTAAATTATAAAGAAACCATTTCTTCACAGTTTGTATTTACAAGAGTGCGCAACAGCGAATTTAACTATTCTACTAATCCATCCTATATCACCGGTTCAGGTGATTTAAGAATTGGAGAGATGGTTGATGCTCCTCAAACATACATTACAACTGTAGGTATGTACAACGACAATAACGATCTTCTAGCTGTAGCAAAATTATCTAGACCCCTATTAAAAGACTTCACTAAAGAAGCCCTTATTAGAATCAAGCTAGACTTCTAATGAATGAGTGCGTTTATAAAATTAAACAAACAGGATGCATACATAACATCCTATACTGCGCATAAGACCTGGGTCGTCGTCAAAGACGATCTAGCGAACTATGGAGTAAACGTATATACTGCACTATCAAGCTCAGGAGATATATATGTAGAGCAAACAACAAGCACTACCGATAATCAACTGCAGGAGCTAGTATATAAAAACCTTCACCACCTATACTACACAAGGTTTAACTCCGGAAGTGCAATAAGTAGTTCGTACTATAATTACGATCAAACTACTCTTCATGAAAGTGCTTCAAGGCAGCTATACACTACTGCAGCTTTAGTTTCTATACCTAAAGAAGTTTACGGACACGCTATTAAACCTGGCAGCTTTAGTATGGCAGCCGGTACTGAATCCTCTAAGTACGTATCCTCTAGCTACGTCTCAGGAGGGTATATTATAGAAAATGACAGTGATGGATTTAGAATATATGACGACGGAGAAGGTATACTAAGAGACGCAGATAAAAATCATATGAAAGTTGGGGATATTATATACACCCACGGGCATGCTATTATTACAGATGAGACAACTGTAGCTGAGCTAGATTTTCAAGCTGAGTATACAGTAGGCTGGCAATCCTCCCATACTCTTTACACTCACCACTACCGTTGTAAAATAAATGAAAGTCAACTTAACTACTCGCAGAACCCATCTATTAAATCAGGGAGTAACGGGTACGTGTACGACTTTGCAACCGGTAGCTACTTCCAACCTTATATTACAACTGTAGGGTTATACAACGACGCAAATGAGCTAATAGCTATAGGAAAGCTAGCACAACCAGTACCTAAGTCTAGGTATACAGATATGACCTTCGTAGTAAATTTTGATATTTAATATAAAAGAGTAATGGCAATCACGTTAAGATATACGGCAACAGATACCGGAGGTAGCGCAGACGAGCTCACCTACCAGGAAATGAATGACAACTTTAAGAGCTTCTACCACTCTAGCTCTTTTGCCAGTAATACTCTCGTACTCTACACCACCGGAAGTGTAAGTCATTCTATCGATTTATCTAGCTTGCTAGATGACACAAATACAAACATAGGTAATACAAGTCTCACCCTAACTGGTAACAGAACTTTAGGTTTAGCTACCTATGATTTAACTTTTGATGCTCTTCAAGGCAATAACATTAATTTTGCAATAGAAAACGCAGGAGTTTTAGATATAAATCTTGTTGATGATAGTTTAATGAAAGTAAGAGGTTTACTATCTCCTGCATCAAGTGGCAGTTACTATATAGGATATAATACTTCAACAGGACTATTAACCTACCATGCCACTAGCTCTATTACTAGTCAAGTTACTAGTAGTAACATTTACAATACCGACGGTACTCTTACTGCTGCAAGAACAGTAACTGCTAACAGTAATGATTTATCTTTTAGCTTTGGTGACGCAGATTACACTATCACTACTGGTGGCGAATTCGGCGGCGGTTTCTACCTGCAAGATATCTACGAAGCTTCTGGATCACACTTTCTAGGTATGATTGGATCTAGAGTAGTAAAATTTACTACCAGTTCCTTTGTAGGTGGAGGCGGAACTCCTGGAGGTTCAAATACTCAAGTACAGTTTAACGATGGAGGATCTTTTGGAGGCGATACAGGCTTAACCTATAATAAGACCAACAACACACTTACGATTATCTCTGCCGGTTCTGGTAGCGACGCTACTACGACATACCCGGCTTTAATACTCTCCTCTTCTGATACCGCTCCTGCAGATGGAGATGTATTAGGTCTATTAGCAGCTAGCAATGCTGCCTATGGAGGTACAAACTACAATGCTGCAATTGCTTTTAAAGCAGACGGGAATTGGGGCGGTGGTGGATATCATTCAAAAATTGAATTCCAGACCGTACAGAATACTATTGAATCTACTAAAATGGCAATTCACCGTGATGGTGAAATTAAACTTAACAGATACGGCTCAGGATCATTTACAGGAACAGACGCCTACTATTTAGCAGTATCAGCTTCTGGTGAAGTTATTGAGACAACTTCTCCGATAAATCTAAGCAGACCAACCTCAGTAGATCAAGCAGTTGATTTTGATGAGATTTTAGATTCTGATCAGGAAACATGGGGATACGTTTCGGGATTTGGCACGCCTACCTCCACAAATTTCACCGCCAATAGTGCAACTGTTTCTTCAATTACCGCTTTAAAGATACACCACACCAGTGGTCAAACCGGAGACTTAACTGCTGCTTTTGATACAATCTCTTCTGGTGGTACTATTCAACTTGGTGACGATAATACGCCCTCTAACACAGCAAGTGCTACTGTTAGACAGGTTGTAGATAACGGAACTTACCATACTATCTACGTATCTAACTGGAGTATCCTTGGACTAACATCTCTAACATCTGTTAATGCTCGAATTGGATTTAGCACCGATAAGCAAGTAGAACTTAGTGATAAAGCATATAACAGGATTACTTTAAAGAATAGTGTAGGTGCTCAAAAGACTGTAAGGTTTAAAGCGCCATCAACTGCCTCTACTGGAGACTACATTTTAGTTGAAGTAACAGCAGAAGGTACAAACGCTAACAATATGTTACTAGAGTACGTATACTATACAACAGGTACGACAACAACCTTTACAGAAAGTAGCAATGCAATTTACTACCATAATAACGCAGCTACATTAACACAGTTAAATATTAACAGCACCTATCAACAAGCAATTATCGAATTTAGAGTAACTCCTAGCGGTAATTTAGCATTAATGGGAGCAGATAAAGTATTAAGGTAAGATGACTACAGAGTTAAAATTTTACGTAGCTAAAGACGGGTACTATTTAGATAGTAACGCTACTCCAGTTGCCATCGGTAAGATAGGCGCAACCCACTTCAACTCAGAAACTTCTGCTGTTGAATTCTTAAACGCAAGTGGTTCAGTAGGAGAGTATACACTACACTCTTACGTAGAGATCACAGAAGAATAAGGTTATGACAGAACCTACCTGGGAGCATAAGGGGAGGCTTATAACCGAAATCTCAGACATGCCTGAAGGTACGTTTGGCTTCGTTTATAAGATTACTCATATCCCATCAAACAAAAAATACATCGGTAAAAAGGTGCTCTATAACAATAGAAAGAAACCTTTAACTAAAGCCGAGATAGCAGAACAGACCGGACCAGGTCGTAAGCCAACTCACAAGATTGTAACCACAGAAAGTGATTGGAAGAAATATTGGGGCTCAAATAGTGAATTTAAAAAGCTTACTCAGATTCATTCCAAAGATCAATTCTCAAAAGAGATCATAGAATTTGCCCCTAATAAGAAACTCCTAACGTACTACGAATGTAAGTACTTATTTTCAATGGGAGTCTTAGAAGACCCTCAAATGTACGCCAACGATAATATCTTAGGAAAGTTCTACACAAAAGACTTTTTAGTTGGAGATAACAAATAAAGTTCGTATATTAGAGAGTTAACTAGTTATACTTCTATATGGAGAATACTCTACTGCTGAATGCAATAGAAGGCGTTTTAGGTAAATCTCACAAACGAGCAAGAGACAATTATGCGTTTCATTGCCCGTTCTGTAATCACCGTAAACCTAAGCTTGAGATCAAGATGGTACCTGATGAGAAGGGTAACAATCCTTGGGAGTGTTGGGTTTGTAATACCCGTGGACGTACTGTAAAGTCTCTTCTCCGTCAAATGAAACTTGGCAAGGAAGAGGCTATTGAAGTATTAAAGTACGTTAAGAAAGGTGAGAAGATTACCTACCACGATCTAGAAGTAGTAGAGCTTCCTAAAGAATTCCAACCACTAGCATTAGCATCAACAACCTCAGTAATTGCAAATAAGATTCGTAATTACCTGTATAAGAGAGGTATGACTGAGAATGACTTTATAAAATATAATATCGGTTACTGCCTTACAGGAGAGTATGCCGGTCGTATTATTATTCCATCTTACGATGAGAATAGCCGCTTAAACTTCTTTGTAGGTAGAACATTCGAAAATGCTTTTATGAAGTATAAGAATCCTTCTGCCTCTAAAGACGTTATAGTATTTGAAAATATGATTAACTGGGATCAGCCCGTTGTTCTAGTCGAAGGAGTCTTCGATGCAATGGCTGTTAAGCGTAATGCCGTTCCAATCTTAGGTAAGACATTATCCAAGAGCTTATTGCAGAAATTAGTTTCTAACAAGGTTGAAGACATTTATATAGCGTTAGATAGGGATGCATTAAAAAGTGCGCTACGGTACTGTGAGCAATTCCTCTCTATGGGTAAAAGAGTGTTTCTAATCGATATGTTAGACAAGGATCCCTCAGAGATGGGTTTTTCTAGTTTCACTCATCACGTACAACAGGCACAGGAGGTAACCTTCAGCGACTTACTGCGCCATAAACTACAACTAGCATGATTTACAAAGGTGCAAACGTTCTCTATGAACATAAGAGAAAAAACTTAATGTTCGATGGAGAGCTTGAACAGATTACATTCCTAGATCGTAGAGTTTACAAGAAAGAAGAAGGAGTATATTACCCTTCAGTAACGACCGTCTTACAGTACATGCCAAAGAATAAGTTCTTTGATAACTGGTTAAAAGACGTAGGACACAACGCTGATCTTATTATGAGAAAGGCAGCTGAAGAAGGAACAGCAGTACACAATGCTGTCGAAGCTCTTATCAAAGGAGAAGAGATTACCTGGATGGATGACTTCGGTAATGCTAAATACAATCTTACTGTCTGGCAGATGATCTTAAAAGCTGCTGAGTTCTTCAAACTACACAACCCAGAAGTCATCGCTGCAGAAGAATTTACATTCTCAGATCAGCATGAGTATGCAGGTACTGCTGACTTGATTGTTAAGATGGATGGAGAGATCTGGCTACTTGATGTTAAGACCTCTAACAATCTACACCGTTCTTACGACCTGCAGTTAGCAGCTTATGCTAAGGCCTGGGAAGAGATGTTTGGTCAAAAAATTGATAGAACCGGTATCTTATGGTTAAAGTCTAGTAAAAGAAGCGCTTCCAAGAAGGAAGGAGTATACCAAGGTAATGGATGGGAAATTAAAGTCATTGATAAGATTGACGAAAACTTCGAGCTATTTAAAACGATCTACAGTTTATTCAGACTAGATAACCCAACTATAGAACCTATTTATAATCATTACCCAACTAAGATCAAGCTATGAAGTTAATGGAGGCTCTTTTATCTGAAGCAAAGGCACGTCCTAAAGCGTTAATCATGGCCGGCGGTGCCGGTACTGGTAAGACACATATGGTTAATACTTTGAAAAAAGCTGCTGCTCTACCTGAAGATATCACGATCTTCAACCCAGACCAGTACGTCGAAGATAAGAAGAGTCCTGCATTTAATAACCTATCGATGGCTTCAGCTATGACTGATAAAGCCGCTTCTGAGCACGCTTATGATGGAGAGCCATTCGTATGGGATACCACGGCCAACAACCCAGATAAGACAGTTAACGACATTAGAGCAAAAGGATACGATGTGATGATGATTATGATGATCACTCACCCTGCTATCTCTCTTCTTAAGAATTTTGAAAGAGAGCGTAACATTCCTAAGATTGCTGTATTTGAAACTTGGATGAGAAGCTTTGACCTTATTGGGTATTATTCCAAGCTTTTAAAAGATAACTTTGTTATCGTACCAAATATGATGGGTGGCTCTTACGATGCTGAGGTTCGTAAGTTTAATCATGCTGCTAAGAGAGGTGGTGAAGGTATTTTAGAGTATATTGATTCTCTAGGAGAACTGAAATCATCGTTTAGAAAGCCGTTTGAGATCGAAGATGAAGCTGCTCTAGCTGCTTATGAGGAGTTAGTAAAACCTCTTAGGTTAGATTCTAGCGACGAAGATATGACTAAGAATCTTAAGAAGCACTTCATGGCTACTTGGGACAAGAAAGGCGAAGGTCCTACGTTTGACTCAATGAAAAAGAAGGTTGCTGCTATCGAACGTAACAGAGACAGTGCTGAAAAGAAATACAAAGATATCCTCAATAGAGTTGCAAAAGTTGTTAATAGCGACCAGTACGACATGGTGACTAAAGGTACTACTGATGCTCATGTAATCTCTAAGACTAAAAAGTTCTTTGCATGAAACTAGCAGTATTTGGAGGAGGATTTAAACCACCAACCGCCGGACATTTTAGAGTAGTCGAAGCAGCTACTACACAAGTTCCTGATGCGGACAAATACATTGTGTACGTAGGAAAAGAAGCTAGAGACGGTATTGATCAAGATACTTCTTACGATATTTGGAAGATCTATCAGAAGTACCTCCCGGGTAATGTTGAGATTGTAAAAGCATCAAAACCACCTATCGGAGAGATATACTCACTAGCATCCAAGAACCCAGACGATCAAGTAGTTTGGATTTTAGGAGCAAGAGAAGGTAGAGAAGACGACCTAGAAGATATTCAAGATCGTACTTCATACTTTAAAAAGAATCAAGAAAAATACCCTAATTTAGAGGTTAAGGTTGTACAGACTCCTGATAGTGGTATGAGCGGTACAAATGCCCGTAAAGCTATTTTAGCAGGAGACAAAGAAGAATTTTTTAAATACCTTCCTGCAGTAGTTAAGCAGAAAGATATGATATTTGACATCCTGATTAAGGCTATGAACAGTACACCAGAGAAAAAAATGGCAGATGCTATTGATGAAGTATTTGCTAACCTTACCTACACAAAAGAGGATATAGAATGGTTAAACGCTCCAATGGGACCTCTTGAAGAGATTACCAAAGGATCACCAGCAGCACCGATTGCTGTACTACCTTCTAAGGAGAGACAAAAACTTCAAAATTATACTAAAATTTTGCAGGATGCTTTACCTGATGAATTTGATGTAGAGTATAGACAAGACCATATTAGAGTTTCTGTCCCTTATTTTGATAAGAATAAAAACTTTAAACAAGACTGGACTCCTCAGCAAAGAATACTCCCTGAAGAGACTGTCGGTCAGTTTGAATTTGCTCCTCATATTGCTTCTATCTTAGAATACTGTATGGAGCAAGGTATGTCAGTAGTACCTATCCCAGACGTTACGCTTAAGCACGATGATGAGAATGCTGCCGATCTTTTTGGTAAGACAGCATACTATCAGCCAGATACTCAACAAATTGCACTATATGTAACAGGACGTCATCCTAAGGACGTTTTACGTTCTTTCTGTCATGAACTTATACATCACATTCAAAACGTAGAAGGACGTCTACCAGCCTTCACTACTCAAAATACTCAAGAAGATGATGTATTAAGAGAGATCGAACAAGAAGCTCATATGGGAGGTTCGATGCTGTTCCGTGAGTGGGAAGACACTTGCAAAAAAAAAGATCTTGAAGAAGGTACAAAGTATCGCTCCTTAGTAGTTGATATTAGAAAGGCAGTAAATGCTGCTCTTAACACACTTTTATCAGGAGGCAAGTTTAAAGGCTATAATATAAAAACCAAAAGAGAGCCTTCAGAAAAAGATAGAGAGTTTGCTGAAAAGTATGGAATGTCTCCTCTAGGAGCTATGCTCTATAACGAATATCAAACTGCATATTTAGGTAGTTTTGAAAGTAAAAGCGAGAAAGGTACACCAACCACGGTAGGAGTGTCTCTTAAGTTTGCTTTAACAGATGAAGTAAAGCCTGGTAAGTTTCACATTGATGGAGAAGCAGGATCCGACGAAGGAGAAATCGACATCATTTTAGCATTTAATCCTGCTGACGGTACTAATATGCTTCAGACTATCCAGTCCACCCTAACAGACCTCATCCGTCACGAGACTGAGCATTTAACTCAAAGCGGGGAGGAAGTTAAGCCAACTAAGTGGATGAGAAAAGATGAGGCTAGACGAAGAGAGATTAGACAAAACCCTGAAATTTGGTACAAATACTACCTACTACCAAAAGAAGTAGATGCTAATATTCAAGGCTTATATGCTAAAGCAAAATACGAAAAGAAAGATTTTCAAAACGTTGTAGATACTTACCTAACTGACTTAGTAGGTGATGGAATTATCACTCAAGCTAATAGTAAGCAGATTTACAGTAAGTGGAAAGCAAGAGCTACACAAATTGGTGGAATACCAGAATTAAAATAATAATGGGAAAGTTAGCAGAATTACTACTCACAGAAGATGAACAGAGCCCAACTAAGAAGTTTAGGCTATATTGCGATATGGACGGAGTACTTTGTGACTTCGATAAGCAGTTTATAGATATGCTTAAGAATCGTGAATTCGGAGGTAAGCATTACCGCAGTGAAGAGTTAGAAGGAATCAGTAGTCCATCTGATTTTGAATCTAAATTTGGAGGTCCTGAATTCTGGAAGTTTATTGATGAGATTTGCGGTAAAGACTTCTGGGCTAAGATGGAATGGACACCTGGAGGACGTCAACTATGGGGTGTAATTAGTAACTATAGTCCATCCCTGCTCACAGCTCCATCTAGAAATATGGTATCTAGAATTGGAAAAAGATCTTGGGCAAAATCACATTTGTCTCCCTCACCAGAAGGTATTATATTTAAGTACTCAGCGTATAAGCAAGAGGTCGCCGAACAGGATGTAGCAAAAGGTCTAGAGCCAATTTTAATTGATGATAGACAAGATATTATCGATCGTTGGCAAGCAGCCGGAGGCATCGGTATTAAACATCCTAAGAATGGAGATCCGTCTCAAGTTATAAAAAGAATACAGAAGTTATATGGAGAGTCATCTCAAGAAGGAATTTGATTCCAAAGCAGTAAGTAGGGCTAGAAACCTTATCTCTAAAGATTTTGGTAAACGTACTACGGTCGGAACTGGTTATGAAAAAAAGAGAGAAAAGCATAGCGAAGGCGACATCTGGGAAGAAGATGGTAGAACCTGGACCATAAGGAACGGTGTTAAACAAAATATAACACGTTTAGATTCTGCCAAAAAACTAGCTCAAATACCTTTAACCTGTCCAAAGTGCGGCGGATCGATGAAACATCATCTAGCTAAAAAGATGTATAAGATTCACGGCTTCTGCTTTGATTGTACTATTGACATGGAAGCCGATCTACGTAAAGCCGGACTATATCAGCAGTACGAAAAACAAATGATGCAGGGGAATATGAAAGCCTGGGCTCAAGGATTAGAACAATGGGTTGCGGATCAAATTAGTGAAAACATAACCTTTGTAACAGAAGACGGTACGATCGAAGATTGGAAAGGAAACGACTCGCAAAAAGGTAAACTTCTGAAAGGAATGTACGAATACCTTAAACATCTAAAGGAGCACATGGAGTAACTATTTATTAAGAAACATCCATGCTTTTAACTGAATCTAAATTAACAGAGGTACTAACGGAAGGTCTTCGATATCACCTGGAGACTAAGACACCTCTATATAAAACCATATTCCGCCCAGGTTCAGAAGAATACTTCAAAACCATCAAGCAAGCCCGTCTTTTAATGAATGAAGGAGTTCTTACCGAACTTTGCCTAGAAGACATGGAGCTTCTATTTGAAACAGAAGTCGGCGAGTATGGTGAGTACAACGGTAAAAAAGTGCCGTTAGACTTTCCAATGCTAAACGAGATTGCAATGGTGATTCCTTCACCGGCTACCTCCTGGAGAGAAGCCTCTCAAGAGCCTCTAGTAATGAAGATGGGTGAAGAGAGATGGATGGATTTAGCAGGAAAAGCTAAAGCAGGCGGAGGATTAGGCTATCAAACCAAATACTCAGACATCAAGTCATTCTTAGGAGAGCTACCCGCTGGTACAGTAACATTCTCAGATACTGATCAGATTCAGATGCCAACGGCATTAAAGTATATGAACGGTAATCAAGTAGATTATAAGCTTATTGCCGGTGCTGATGTACTAGCTTCCATTCTACCAGAAGATCCGGACCCAGATATGTGGGTGGTAGATATTACAGGTGAAGCACAAGATACACCTTTACAGGAGATTCTTAGCATGATCGATGAAGCAGGCTTAAAAGACTTTGAAAAGCAGGCATTAATCATGAAGATTAAAAAAGCCGCCCAAGGTTCAGCTTCTTCTAAACATCTAGAGCAAATCATTGACGACTTAGTTAAGAAGCTTGAAAAGCCTTCCGCCACTGGAGTTAAGTATGCTTATGGTAAAAGAGTAGAAGAAGCTACATTTGACTCTCCTGCCCATATCGCTATCTACAGCGGTCCTGAAGGAGACGTAGATGTTTACAAAACTGCTGATGGAGGTTTTTATTTTGACACTGGTGACTACGATGGAGAGGCACCTAATGCTGAAGAAGCAGCTAAATGGCTAAAGCGTAACGGGTTTACTACTTTACAAGCCGGTAAACTTGATGAAGCTAAATATAAAGGTAAAGAGGTTAAACTCAACAAACCAATGAGAAGCTCAGGACCTAAGAAATATAAGGTCTATACTAAGAACGCTAAGGGTAATGTAATTGTAGTTAACTTTGGTGATGCTAAAGGCGGACTAACAGCTAAGATCAATAACGCTAAAGCTCGTAAGGCTTTCTCAGATCGTCATAACTGCCCTACTAAAAAGGATAAAACTAAAGCAGGTTACTGGTCATGCAGACTGCCTCGTTACGCTAGTTTATTAGGATTAAAATCTAGCTTTGGAGGCTACTGGTAATATGAAATTAAGAGACATTATTTTAGAAGAGACCTCAGAGAAGTTCGATAACTTTGCTGAAACTAGAGGAGAAGGAACAGGAAAGATTGCTGCATCTGCCAAAGAAAAAGGCGGACCTTCTATGCTAACCTACCACCACTTTAACGTTAAGCTTCCTTACTATAAGAAAGCAGCTGAAGGTAAATTTGATTTAGAAGCAGCTAAAAAAGAATTTGAAGTTACATACAAAAAAATCTCTCCTTCTATGGGGATGGTTGAGTTTCAAAAGGAGATGGGCCGTCTAGAAGTACTAGGAGAGCTCATCATCAAACATGGATAGACCCTATTCAGATATTCAGATTGACGATCATTGCGTACTAAGAAGATTTGACGCAAACGTAGAATCACAAGAGCTTTACTGGCACAGAGACGACGAAGATCGTTCTGTAGAAATTATAGAATGCGGTGAGGGATGGAAGATGCAATACGACAACCAACTGCCAATCAACCTTACTGAAGGAATTACTCTATTTATTCTAAGACACGAATGGCATCGTGTTATTAAAGGTTCTGGAGATTTACTTATAAAAATTTACAAACATGGCAAAGAAAAAACAATCTGATAACGAGATCATCGACGAACTACTCGCAAAACCTTCAATAGCTGAAGAGATTATCGCCGCTCCAGTACTTAAAGTAAAAGCAGAAGAGAAGAAAGCTCCTGGCATGTATCATAACGGAAAGCTTATTACAAAAGTTCTTACTCGGTTAGGTAAGCAGTGGAGCGTTGTGATTGAGGGTAAAAGAACAAAAGTTTTAAAATCAGAGATTGAAATTGTTGGCTAATGGCTAAGATTAAGTCTCAAACCGCCGCTACTGCTTACGAAAAACCAAATGTAAGCAGACCAGGAGTTCATGCTAAGACAAAGACATCAGGACTAAAGACCAGTAGAAACTATAAGAAGAAGTACCGTGGACAAGGTAGATAAGAAATACGGAGTAGGTACATCTGCTTTTATGCGCGACCTTATCAGAGAGGTTCTAGCAGAAGAGAAACCCGGCCTATGGGCTAATATTAGAGCCAAAAGAGCTAGAGGTGAGAAGCCTTCACATAAGAACTCAAAAGCTTTCAAAGACGCTGTCAAAGCCGGTAAAGAAATTAATAAGAATAGCTGAAATGCTTCCTACCTCAGAAATCCGAAGAAGAACTGCGTCAGGGAGAATAGGAGGTTAATTATAATGTTTTTGTAGTTTCCATTATACAGCAATGAAAAAGAGTCAATTAACAGAGATCATTAGAGAGGTGCTTGCCGAGACTATCCGTAAGGTAGACGGCAAGTATGTTGTGTACCCTAAGCACGGTGGAGATAGATTAGGTACTCATGATACTAGAGAAAAGGCTTTAGCTCAATTAAGAGCTATTGAAGCCTCTAAGCATGAAGAGATTACTCCTGCCGATCCATCTAAAGTAGATCCTCATCAATTAAAGATGGGAATCAAAGTAGAGATGGAGCACACCAATGACCCTAAAGTAGCTGAAAGAATAGCCCTGCAGCACCTAGCTGAAGACCCTCAGTACTACACCAAGCTTACTAAAGCTGGCTTGGAAGAAGGTCCTCACGATGCTATGAACCCTGGAATCCTTTCTAAAGACTCAAGCTTAAAGGGTGCAGACGGTAAGATTAAAATCTCTAAGGTAAGAGCAAAGCTTAGCAGTACGAAAGATAAAGGAAGTACAAAGGCTAAAGCTCTGCGTAGATTTATTAACTACCACGATTAACCGCTATTTATAAAGAAATAATATTATCATGGCCATATCTTTCAAAAAAGAAGTCATTACGGAAGCTATTAAACAGGTACTTGCTGAAGCAGAAGTAGTAGTGATTGGTAAAGAAGATCCTAAAAAGGATATCGCTCTTGCAAAAGACAGAATGAAGAAAGCAGGAGTAAACAACCCAGAAGCTTACAAAAACCTAGACTCTTTAAAACCGGGTGATACTGTTACTGCGGAAGACCATCACGAAGATCCAAACGATGAATCGGATATGGCTAAGGTACAGCTTGCTAACGTAATTCATTACGCTCAAGAGCTTTTAACTATGATCAAAGACGGTCAGCAGTTAGATGCTTGGGTTCAAAGCAAGTTAACTATCGCTTTTGATTACATCGATTCAGTTAAGCACTACCTAGAAGGTGAAGATTACTTAGCTGCTACTGAAGCACCTGCTGAAGAAGAGCCAATCGCTGAAGAAGAAGACTACGATATGGACTTAGATAACCTAAAAGGTCCCTCTAAAAAAGATCTTGAAGGAGAAAAAGTAAAAAGTGTAGCATCCGATAAAGCAGAAGCCTTCAACAGAGCTTTAGCATTTATTAAGAAGTATAAAGATAAGCCTGAAGTAGTTAAAGCAATGCTACAGAAAGCTAAGGATGTTTATAAGCTACCGAAACCTCTGCTTAAAAACTTAGCTTCAGCAGCTCTAGATGAAGTACTAGCAGAAGGAGTATCATGCTGCGGAAGATGTGGTAGAGTACACGAAAGCTCTCAAGAATGTAAAAAGCCTTATATATCAAAAGACAGTCCAAAACATTGCAAGAACAAGAAGTAATGAAGCGACAAGATCTAAGAAATATCATTGAAGAAGCTTATTATGAGCTTTTAGAAGAGCAGGGAATGATCTCTACTCCAGAACAAGCTATGTACGAAAAAGCTTGTAAGATGAGTGAAGCTCAACTCAAAACCCTTCTTAATGAATTAGAAACTCAAGAGTTCTTAGACGCAGTAGAAGATGAATTTGATCTAGAGACTCTTCAGTTAATGAAAGGAGTAATCGAAAAGAGATTATCCTTCCTAAATAAAGCTATGGATATAGCTAACCCTAGAACAGTAGTTAAAGGCTACATTAAGGAAGCTGAAGGAGATGAGGAAGAAGTTCCTACTGAAGAACCAGCTGAAGAAGAGACTCCTGATACAGAATTTCCTGATGCAGGCGATCTAGAAGGAGCAGAAGAAGAAGCTCCTGATGCTACTGCTGATATCTTAGCTAAATTTCCTACTCTAAAGAAGACTATAGTTCACTTAATGACTCCTGAATTTGAGGAGTTTGTAGAGAAAGTAGGCTGGATGTCTCCTAAGCCATCTACATTTAAGGTAGAGCTTAAGAACGGCCAGGACTTTTTATTAAAGTGGATGGGAGAAGGCTTTGAAGCTACTGTAGAAGGTAAAAGATACTACCTACAGAACCTATCCGAATATCAGCAGTGCCTAGATAAACTCACAGATATGTTAGCTTCTGGACCAATCCAAAGCGGTATGGGAACCGAGAGCGGTGAAGATGTATTTGGAGGTGTTGAAGGTGGAGGTGGCGAGTTTCCTGGAGCAGAAGGCGGAGCAGAAGCAGGCGCTGAAACTGGTGCCGAAGCAGGAACGGAAGCACCAGCCGGAGGTGAAGAAGATGTATTTGCCGGTGTAGAAGCATAAGCTATGAATCTTATAGACAAAATAGTTACAGAGTGGTCTTGGAGAACAGTCAAAGGCTACCCTGATGTTAATTCTCAAGAAGATCTAGATATCTTATGGGAAGCTTTAGGTATTGACCTAGACGAAGCTTATACTTTCTTTCCTAAGTCTGTAGATGAATTAGAAGATGAAAAGCTAGAAGCTCTACTAACTATCATCAAGGATTACCCTAATCTTAAAATGGAAGATCCTTTAGCAGTTGATACTAATAAACCTAATAAGCCAAAGATCTCTCGCTCATTAAGCAGGGATAATCGCTTTATCGAATACCTTCAGGATAAATTAGGAGTTCCGGTAGATCCGATGGACACTATTAAATGGAATGGCTTAATCATTAGCTTTGGTGAAGGATCAAGAGGAGGTAGAGGAGCTGCTTCTAAAGGACTTTCTTTCGAGAAAGAGTTAGAACAGGATCTTAATAACTACAAAGAAGGAGTTAAAGAATTCCAGCACCCTGATCTTACCAGAGATATTGTACAGCAGTTTGATCTTACCCCGGATAACTTTAGGATTGTACCTGAAGGGGGTGAAAACAAACCACGTCCTTTAGAATTTACATCTGACGGTCCTATCATCGGATTCTCAGGTCCTTCTATTGCTGCTACATTAACAGACCTCACTATCGATAAAGGTGGTGAACCAGTCTACTTATCTCTTAAGTTTGGAAAGACACTAACCTTCTTTAACTCAGGAGTAGCTAGAATATTCACACCAGAAGACTTCCAAGACGGTAAGATTGATAATCCTGAAGGAGCTTCTCTATTAGAGACGTTTGGTATTGATAACGAAATCTTCTGTAAGGTATTTAACGAATACGGCAAAGAAGACTTTACTCAGTACCATAAGACAGTTACCGATTATGATCAAACCAAACTATATAACTTAGTACATTCAGGTATCGGAAGCGGTTACTGGATGGTAAAAGGAGGTAAAGGTAAGTATTCTTTCTTTGAAGTAACTGACGAGTTTGCTAAAAAAGCTGCTACTCCTCAAGGAGGTATTACAATCCTATATGGAGGAGATACCGGTAAAGGAAAACGTATTGATATTAAGTTTGAATCAGAATACTATGTATTTAAACTCAACATCAGAAACAAGCAAGGAAAGCTTTATCCGTCTCACATTATGTGCGACTATGTAAGAAAATAAAAAGTATATATTTATATATATGAACAACAAGTTATCTTCCCTAATCATAGTAATTGCAGTGTTAATCGCAGCAATGTATGCTACTGGATTATACAATCCATACAAAGCAGCTTACCTCAAAGAGCTGAAAGATCAAAGAGAAGCTAGCGAGGCTAGAGAATTGCAGCTTATCAAGCGTATCGACTCTTTAGCCTTTCAAGGCGGATTATTACAAGCTAAAGCTGACTCTATTGAGAACGCTCTAGATATTGAAGAGGCAAAACGTAAAAGAGAAAGAGATGCATTTAATCAAAAAATGGCTGAGCTTAGCAAGCTTTCTGTTGATAGCTTACCCGGCTACTTCGCAAAGCGTTACAATCGTTAAGGGAGATACGCTAGTATGCTTCCCTGACCATATGGTTAGACAGATCATCGCTGATTTAGAAGCCGGTGATCAATGTGCTATTGAGAGAATCAGCTTAGAAAAGAGTATTGAAGATTATAAGAAGCTTGTTGAAACTAATAAAGCACAGCTCGACAACCTACAGCAAAGATTAGTTGCTTACGACGATATTTTTATCGAAAAACAGAGCCAAATTGACCTAAGAGATAAAGAGATCTCAGTCCTAGAAAAAGAAAAGAAAGCTAAATTCTGGAGCGGATTATCCTTAGGGGGAGTTAGTGGAGCTGGTATTATAGCAATCTTACTCCTATTATGAGTGAGCAGCAAAATGTTAAGCAGATAGTAGTACAAGAATACGCAAAGTGTGCCAAAGATCCGGCATACTTTATGCGTAAGTACTGCTATATTCAACACCCTCAAAGAGGAAGAATCTTATTTAATCTTTATCCTTTCCAGGACAAGGTATTACATATATTTAGAGATCATCAATTCTTAATTACGCTTAAATCTAGACAGCTAGGAATTTCAACTCTAGCATCAGGTTATGCGTTATGGTTAATGATCTTTCACAAAGATAAGAACGTATTAGCTCTTGCAACCACTCAAGCTACTGCTAGAAACCTGGTAACCAAGGTACAGTTTATGTACGAACAGCTTCCTAGCTGGTTAAGATTAAAAGCAGTAGAAAAGAACAAACTTTCACTAAGACTGGTAAACGGATCTAGAATCTCAGCTAAATCATCAAACTCAGATGCTGCTCGTTCAGAAGCAGTATCATTATTGTTAATTGATGAGGCTGCATTCATTGAGAATATTGATGATACGTTTGCAGCTGCTCAACAAACATTAGCTACCGGAGGTCAATGTATGGCCTTATCAACTCCTAACGGTATCGGTAACTGGTTCCACCAGACCTGGGAGAAAGCAGAGACAGGGGAGAATTCCTTTGTACCTATTAAGCTACCCTGGACAGTACATCCTGAAAGGAACCAAGCCTGGAGAGATCAACAAGACGCTGATCTAGGTCCTAGAATGGCTGCTCAAGAGTGCGACTGTGACTTCTTATCATCTGGAGAAACAGTATTTGAACCTGAAGATTTGATTTTCATGGAAACTACCTCACAGCATGATCCGTTAGAAAAAAGAGGTATAGACGGCAACTACTGGATCTGGGAGTACCCTGATTATATGAAATCCTACATGGTTGTAGCTGACGTTGCTCGAGGTGACGGACAGGACTATTCTACATTCCATATCTTTGATGTAGAAGCAGCTTCTCAAGTTGCTGAATTTAAAAGCAAGGTACCTCCAAAAGACTTTGGTAACATGTTAGTAGGAGTTGCTACTGAATATAACAATGCCCTACTAGTAGTTGAAAATGCTAACATTGGATGGTCTACTATTGAACAGATTATTGAAAGAGAGTACCCTAATCTCTACTACTCTTCTAGATCAGATCAGGATACTGTAGAGACTTATATGAATAAGATGGAACGCGGTAACTTAGTTCCAGGCTTCACAATGTCTATGAGAACTAGGCCATTAGTAATTGCCAAGATGATGGATTATGTTAGAGAAAGATCTGTAACAATTAAATCACAGCGCCTACTTAAAGAGATGAGAGTCTTTGTGTGGAAGAATGGTAAAGCTCAAGCACAGACTAATTACAATGACGACCTTGTAATGGCCTTTGCAACCGGGTTATATGTTAGAGATACCGCTTTAAAATTAAGACAGCAAGGTATGGAATTATCTAGAGCTTCTTTATCAGCTATAAGTAATCTTAATAATAGACAAGGAGGAGCTTATAAAAATGTTGGATATATGCAAAATAATCCGTATACTATAGATACTCCACACGGTACCGAGGATATATCTTGGTTACTGTAGTAGGCCTATTTATAATTAAACTATTTTTGAATGGCTGATACTTCTTTATTTGGTAGATTACAGAGATTATTTTCTACCGACGTAGTAATTCGTAACGTTGGCGGCAATCAGCTGAAAATCGCCGATGTAAACCATATTCAGAGCACTGGTCGCTATGAGACAAACTCACTAGTAGACCGCTTCTCTCGTCTATACATATACAACAACAAGAACATCTTTAATCCGAACCTTAACTATCAAACGTTAAGGATTCAATTATATTCGGATTACGAAGCAATGGATACAGATCCAATTATTGCTTCTGCATTAGATATCTTAGCTGATGAGGCATGTCTTAAAAACGACATGGGAGACATCCTCACCATTAAGACATCAGACGAGAACGTTAAAAAGATTCTAACTAACCTATTCTATGACGTATTGAATATTGAATTCAATTTATGGTCATGGACTCGTAATATGGTTAAGTACGGTGACTTCTTCTTGAAGTTAGAGATTGCAGAGCAATTTGGTGTCTACAACGTTTTACCTTACACTGTATACAGTATGGTAAGACATGAAAGTCAAGACCCAGACAACCCGGCTAAAGTAACATTTACTATTGACCCAGATGGAATTGCCTCCTCTACTGATCCAAACTATATCCCTAGACATAAGGATAAAATTATTCAGTTAGATAACTACGAAGTAGCACACTTTAGATTATTATCGGATACTAACTATCTACCTTACGGACGTTCTTATATCGAACCTGCTAGAAAGATCTTCAAGCAGTTAACTTTGATGGAAGATGCGATGTTAATTCACCGTATCATGAGAGCTCCTGAGAAAAGAGTATTCTATGTAAACGTTGGTCAAATTCCTCCTCAAGAGGTTGAACAGTTTATGCAGAAGACTATCAATCAGATGAAAAAAACTCCTTATGTTGATCCGCAGACCGGTCAATATAACCTGCGTTTTAATATGCAGAACATGATGGAGGATTTCTACATTCCGGTTAGAGGAGGAGATGCTACAACTCGTATTGATACTACTAAAGGCCTGGAGTACGACGGTACAAACGACGTTGAATACCTAAGAGACAAAATGTTTGCTGCACTTAAAGTACCTAAAGCGTACTTTGGTTACGAAGGAGATTTACAAGGTAAAGCGACATTAGCTGCAGAAGATATTAGATTTGCTAGAACTATTGAGCGTATCCAACGTATCATCGAATCAGAGTTAACTAAGATTGCTTTAGTACACTTATATACTCAAGGCTATAAAGGAGAAGGCTTAACAAACTTCGAGCTTAAATTAACTACTCCTTCTATTATTTACGAGCAAGAGAAAATTGCTCTAATGAAGGAAAAGATTGACCTATCTTCTCAAATGGTAGAATCCAAAATGTTCTCTACAGACTATATTTACGAAAACGTATTTAACTTATCTGAAGATCAGTACAACGAACAGAGAGATCTAGTTAGAGAAGATAGCAAAAGAGCCTTTAGAATCGCTCAGATTGAAAACGAAGGTAACGACCCAGCTAAATCTGGAGTTACCTACGGTACACCTCACGATCTCGCCTCTATGTACGGTAGAAGAGGTTTCGATACACCTAAAATGCCTGTTGGATATGATGAGACAAATCCTGAAGGAAGACCTCAAATTCATGCGTCTACTTACGGAACTCAAGAGAGTCCATTTGGAAGAGATAGACTAGGACAGCATGATATGCATGGTGGGTATGATAATGAAGAAGATTCTACTATTCATATAGCAGAGACTTCAAAAACTACTAATGTTACAACTAAGTCGGTATTCTATCAAAACCAAGATATCTTTACACCAAAAAAGAGTCTTATCTTTGAAAAGAAAGAAGAACAAGAATCAGATTTACTCAATGAGAGTAATATTAAAGATTTAGGGCAGTAACATATATTTATATTAGTAGAATAGCATACTCATGAAAATAAAGCATTCGAAGTACAAAAACACTGGATTAATCTTTGAGCTGCTGGTAAAGCAGATCGCTGCCGATACGCTGTCCCGTAAAGACTCGCCGGCCGTTAAGATCATGAAAAAATTCTACACAGGAAAATCTTCCTTAGTTAGAGAGTTTAAATTGTACGAATATATCCTTAAAAACAAAGGAGTATCCCAACAGAAGGGTGAAACCATCCTTTCCACTATTACAGAAATTTCCCTTAAATTAGATAGAGAGGCTGTTAAGAAGCAGAAATACGATCTTATTGCTGAGATTAAAAACAGCTACGATCTAGATGAATTCTTCTCTATGAAGGTTAGAGATTACAAAGCTCTAGCTGCTCTATACTGTCTAATGGAAGCACAGAGTGCTGATTTAGCCGACCCACAGACTTTAGTAGATAATAAAATGACTGTACTAGAGCACTTAACTGAATCTAAGCAAAACGAAGAAGACGTTAAAGATGCTTTAGTAGAAGAGTATGCAAAGTATGATAAGGATCTAAGGATGCTTACATACAAGATTTTACTTGAGAAATTTAACGGAGAGTATAGTAACCTCCTACCAGAGCAGAAAGCTATTCTAAGAGAATTTATCAATGCATCTGAATCTCAGGTAAAACTAAGAACATTAATTAACGAGGAGCTTGAAAAAATTAGCCTTGCTGTCGAGGAGATGAAGACTAAGGTTAAGAACGACATTGCTAAGATTAAATTAGACGAAGTCGCAAAAACCATCAAGCCTCTTACCAAACAAACTCGCGTAAACGATAGTCATATTGTTAATCTATTACAGTATTACGAATTAGTTAGCGAGTTAAAGACTTTATGAAAAAGCACGAGGTAGCCGAGTTACTAAGAGAGTTTGTTAGAGAGCAGCTTTCTGAAATGAACGTTACCGGCAATGTTGGTGCATACCAAACACCTTTTGCTTTTTCTAAAGGAGACAGAGATAACTTAGCCACCAAGTTTATGGCTAAAATGGGTTTCAAGAAAACACAAAGACCGAAAAGACCTTCTAGTACAAAATTAGTAGACTACAGACAATGAGAACACTACAAGAAAAATATAACGCTGTTGTAGAAGGTAACTTCTCAAAAGAGCAATTCAGAAGAGATGCTGCTATGCAACTCCCTAATTTAGTTTCTAAGTTTAATAGCTTTGAGGATATGTCTACCATCCTTAAGAATAGAGGAATGATTGCTGAAGCTAAGAAAATGCAAGAGCCTAAATACTCTACAGCCAAGCCTGAAGATGCTATTGCTCCTGATGTACTAGATACAGGTATTAAGTTTGAGCTTGATAAAAAATACGGTACTTTAGATGTTACTGACGAGCAGTATGCTAAGTGCAGAGAGATGGCTATTAAAAACTTAGCTAACGACGTTCTTTACTACGTTAAGCAGGATAGCATTCAGCTAGAGACTCCAGGAGAAAAAATGGAGAAAGTAAAGCTTAACGAAGAGATTCAAAACATCGAAAACGATGAGCAGACTAAAAAGCGTATTGCTGGTCTAACCAATCAATTACTTCAAGATGCTGATCCTAGAGATGAATATGTTAAAGCATATGCTGTATCAGTAAAAAGAGATTTAGAATCAGGAGATGCTTCTAGAATGTCTCAATATAAAAACATCTTATCTCTAGACGATCTTAAAGACGATATGGAGCATTACATCACTCACGATGTAGATCAAATGGAAGAAGGTAAGTCAATTGAGCTTTCTGCCGAAGATATGGAAAAGCTTCACAAAGACGGTAAGATTACATTACCAGACGGAAGCGTATTACATTTCGTAGGCAAGCCTGCTAATGAAGAAGACGAACATCAAGCCTATAAAGATGGAGTCACTCAAGATTCAATTGATATGGCTATGAAGCAAGCTGGTATGAAAGAAGCACAGCTCAAAGAGACTATCAAGAAGATCATCGCTAAAGTAATTACAGAAGAGGTAAACGAAAGTATTAAAGAAGGAGAGAAGGTAGACTTAACTAAAAAACTACCAAAGCTGGCTAAACCGTTAATGGACATCGGTAAAGAGTTAGATCAGAAGCTTAAAGCAGCAGGATTCCAAACTAAAATCTTCATGGGTAAAATCAGTGTACCGAGAGAGTTTTTCGATGTAGTTAAAGACAACGAAGTAGAAGCCGGTATTGCTTTCGCTCAATATACTGACGGTACGGGAAAGAAAGAAGTTCTAGATATTGCAACAAATGGAAATAAACTTAAAGAGTTAGAAGAGGTTCTCAAATCTTTTAATATTCCAGCAGAAAACGGAGGAAAGCCTCAGAGATGGGGACCAAATCTAGTACAAACCACAATCCGAACATCAGTAGATTAATTAAACATACCTATAGTAAAAGAATCATGGCAAACGTACTAGTAGAATATACTCCATTCAAATCCGTTCTTAGAGAATCTAAGGAAAGACCGGGTGTATTTGAAGTAGAGGGTATCATGCAGAGAGCAGGATCTCAAAACCAAAACGGTAGAGTATACTCCCCAGAAGTACTAAAAAGGGAAGTTGAGGCCTACATGGAAAACTTCGTTAAAGTAGGTAATGCTTACGGAGAGTTAGACCATCCAGAATCTCCTATTGTATCTTTAAAGAATGCCTCTCACGTAGTTAAAGACTTATGGTGGGATGGAGATAATCTTTGCGGAAGAGTAGAACTATTAAATACTCCAGCAGGAAACATCGTAAAAGAAATTATTAAAGGTGGACACACAATCGGCATCTCTTCTAGAGGTACAGGTTCTGTTAAACCTACAAACGAAGGATATCTAGAGGTTCAAGATGACTTTGAGTTAGTATGTTGGGATTTTGTTTCTAATCCATCTACTCACGGTGCATTTATGAATCCTATTTCATTGAACGAAGGAGCTGTTAAGCAAGATAAGTATTCTAAATTAGATTCTATCTTAAATGACATCCTAAGAGCTTAATTTTAAATTTAATTTGTTATGACATCACAAGAATTATTCGATCAAATCGCTACTCATTTTGAAACTCTTCAAGCTGAGCATGGTAAGACAACCAAAGCTGCTCACTCTAGAGCTAGAAAGGCAGCTGGTGAGATCAAGAAACTGATCACTGAATACAGAAAAGCCTCTACTGCTGAAGATAAAGCATAATGGGAAAGCAGAAGAAAGAGAACAGAAAGCCTACCAGTAGAGCTTCAGTACTCAAGAGAGCAAAGAGAAACGCAGCCAATTATAAAGTGCTAGCAAAACTCGAAAAAGAAGTTTAAGAAGCCTGCTACCTTAGGCAATAGTAAAGCCCGTAGATTCGAAAGAGTTTGCGGGTTTTCTTTTTTTAAATGTATTTATATATGAATATATCGTCTGATACGGTATCTATATTATAAAAATTTTATTACGTTTGGCCGTTCGGCCCCTATTAAACGTAGAAATCACAAGTTAACATTATGGCTAACAAAGATTTATTTAAGCAGGCTATTGCTGATGCTAAATCTATCCGTGAAGCTGC